CGGATAACTATTGCTCCCTCTCCTTCCAGCTCAGCGAAGCGGCCAACGCCCCGGACGCGAAGGACATTTTGCACCGTATCTGGTGCGCGAATGAGGTCCTGGCGGACCGTTGGGCGTGGGCGCAGGTGTGCGATAGGCCGATGCCGTTGACCGCACGCGGTAGGCAGTTCCAAGACGCTATCGCGGCCGAACTGGAGTTCCTGGATGGAGTAACGGGCGGCCGGAAGAACTACGCCAAACGACCGTTCCCGCACATCAAGCCCGGCCCGTATCACGGCGTGCCCCTTCGCATGCTAGCGCGAGAAGACGCACATGTTTGGATCGGGCCCGACATCGCGCAGGGCGTAAAGGAGCGGGCTCTGCGATTCGAAGAGCGAGCCATGCAAAGCCCCCATCATCATCTGCCGGAACGGCTGGTGAACCGCGTTCAAAGTCGCGCGCCGCTCGATCTGACGCACGTTACGGTATTGGAGGTGGCATGAGCCAGCGCAACAACATCCCCGCCCCCCAG